CCTGCGGCGACCATATAGGCTTTTGCGCCCTCTTCTCCCTGCACCCAGATGATAGAGGGCGTAGCCTGTGCTGTCTGTGCTGTCGGCTGCTGCATCATGGGAGACTGATAGCCCACTCCCTGCCTGAGTTGAGCGAGGTTGTCCGGCATTGGCTGGCCGTAGTATGTCGGCATCTGATACGCATACGGATTGTAAGGCATCGTTTACTCCTCCTTATACCAGTAGTAGATCGGGCATTCTGCGCCGCTGTCCCAGCTGTCCCACCACGCACCGTCGATCACGGTCAGGACGTGCCCGGAGCAGCCCAGTACATACACGCCGCGCGGGTACTCCCGGGCAAAATCTGCCACGGTGTAACAGGTGGTGCAATCCGCTTCCACCATGCGGCGCTTGAACCCGCGCTTTTGAAGGTACGCGCCCCATGTGCGGTTGGCGCTGGGCATATCGCCGAGGGCGTAGCCGGTGAGTGCCAGCGCAATATACGCCTGCTCCCAGCTCCGGCCGGTGGCCGCAGCTACCGCCCGCACTACGCAGTCCCCGACGCTGCTCCCGCGCGGGTTCGGGTTAAACCTGTGCCACATGGCGCCCCCTCCCTTCGCGCCCAGTGTACTTTTTTAAACCGCTGGGAGAGACAACGAACGTCAAATGAAGGACAAAAAATCTTGGTTAAAGCTTGATTAGAGCTTGATTACTGTGAGCAAAAAAGAAAAGCGCCCACACGGAAAAATCCGCATGAACGCTTAAAGATATAAATATACTTATATAAAATGATGCAAAATAGAAAGTTTGAACGTTTTACTTGCAAAAAAAATCCCCCACTTTGCCTACAACGTACCCCGAGTGGAACGCAGGGCTTCGGCAAAGCAGGGGATTTTTTATGCCGCCAAAACGGCTAAGTCTAAAATCAAGAGCGGAACCGTCCACAGGCAATGCCGCTCTCTACAAAGGCCGTAGCCTTTTAAATATCCACCCTAATGCGCTTCTTCGAGAGGCCGGGTGGATTTGTTGATGTTATTTTACCACAATTCGTGCAAAAAGAAAAGCGGCAGACCCGAAAGCCTGCCGCTTCAATGCGATTTCGTGAAAAATCGCACCCAATTAAGATTATGGTATCACACATCCAGCATTTTATCAATAATTTTCAGCCTATTGCCGATTGATGTCCGACAATACGGCACACGCGCTGCAATATCAACTTGGCATAGCTGGTCAACGTACCGCAACCGGGCGATTTTCCGGTCATACCTCCCAAGCGGTGCACGTTTTATCACAGCTTTTATCTGTTCTGCATTAAGCCCTTGCAACGCTGGCGGAAAGACTACACGAGCCGCCGCCACAGGCAGCACCGAGCCAGAAGGGCTGCGGAAGCTGTCCGGCGTTGCGCACCATATTGCCAATGCTGGCAAAACGGTGACAAATTGAACTTTTCGGGCTTGAAAAGTTGAACTCATTCGTAAAAATGGCCGTTTTTAACCAATGTTTCAAATCGAATGTGCAGGTTTTGCATATTTCAACCATTTTCGTGACGTGCCGAAATTGCTCTTGTGCGGCGAACATATCGGTGAGGTCACCGATATGGCGGTATGTAGTGCTTGCCATAATAACCTCCTTACTGATTTTGCAAGGCCGCCTTCATGCGGTCAAAGAAAAATTGAATCACCTTGCCGATGGTCTCATCGGTGATGGCCCAGCTGATGAGCCTACCGTATTTGCTGGCGCTGAGGGCGGCCCGGAGCATCTTGACGACCCACGCCTTACGCTCTGCGCCGCGCTTTGTCCCCTGAATCTCCTGCTCGGCCCTCTCGATGAGGTCCAGCACCAGCGGCTTTACCGCTGCGCCATAGCCCAGCCGGATGCAGCCCAGGGCGTAAAAGATAAAGCCGCCCAGCATGAGAACTGCCGCCACCGGGGCGGGAATAACGCCCAAAATGTTATTGATCGTTGCCATGTATTACTCTCCTCTCTCTTTTTCGAGGTCTGCAATGCGGTGGTTTGCCACCTTCATCTGCTCTTCGAGCACCGGCACACGCTGGGCGAAGTTGTTGTGCGCCCGGACTTCCCGGGTCAGCTCCTCCAGCTTTGTTTCGGTCACCGCCTGCTGCTTGTCCAGCTTGGCGTCCATGCTCTGGGCGGTGTGGTTGTTGGAGACGATCACGCCGATCAGGCTCAGACCGCCGGTGATAATGGCTACGATGATTGCTTCACTCATGCGCCCTCCCGAAGACGGGTCAGGCCCTTCTTGCGGATAATTTTCGGGTAGTTGACGGTCGTGACGTCGAGGTCCACCGGCCCGTTGATGCCCGGCACGCTGCCCTTGCTGGTGTGTTGGTGGGCGTTGTACTTGAACCGCACCTTCGGGGTCTTGCCTGTGTAGTCAGCCAGCCATACATCCCACCGCCCTGACAGCCTTGCCATATCCAGATGGGCGTTGGCGTAGCTCGTGTAGGTGTAGAGCTGGGCGAAGAAGCCCATCTTCTCGATCTGCTCCAGATGGTAGGCTGCCAGATTGGATAAGTCTCCATAGGGCATCCCGACAAGATTCAGCGATTCCAGATCCACCGCTACCGGCATGGTCAGCTCCTTGCCCCGCAGCGCCTGCCGCAGTGCAGCCAGCTCTTCGTCAGCCAGCTTCTCACAGGAGGCGTCAGTGTAGTAGTACACGCCTACGTCCAGCCCTGCCGCTTTTGCGTTGGCATAGTTGTCCTCGAAGGTGGGGTCGATGTAGGGTACACCGTTGCGGTTCCCTACGGCCCGCAGCATCGCGCCTTTGTAGCCTGCCGCTTTTACCTGCGCCCAACCCTCCATTTTGATGATTCCCTGCCACCGGCTCACGTCGATGTACCGGTAGGGCGGGCCGCCCTCCCAGCCGGTGACAGCCTCTGCCTTGGGGGCTTGGGGCGCAGGCTCAGGTTCGCCGGTGTCCCGCTCGTCCCCCGGGCCAAAGATGGCCCGCACCAGCTTTTCCAGCAGCTCCAGCAGCTTATTCATCGTAGTCCTCCCCCGTGATCTCTTTGTACCGCTCTGCAGTGATCTCGCCCTCGGCCACCCGCTTGGCCAGCTCCGCTTTGACTCCGGCATGGCGGCGTGCGGGCATCTCTGCCCACGTCTTTGTACCGGCGATGAGCCGGTTCGCCCAGATTTTATCCATTTTGAAATCCTCCTTACTTGTTGACGGCGGCATCCAGCTCGCACAGCGAGTCCTCGATAGCCGCCTGCCGCTCCTGTGATGCCATATCCTGCTCACACAGGGCGTCCTCGATCTCCGCTACGAGGCCGGGCAGCTCCCTGAGCTTCTGCTCCTCTGCCAGCTTCCTGTGGAGCTCTTTCAGGCTCTTATCCATCTTGCAAAGACTCATCCGATAACACCCCCAATCATGGTGATATTGCCGCCGACGCCGGAAGCTCCCCGGGTGATCGTCACCTTGTAGTTAAAGGCCGCTCCCTTGGCAGCGGTCTTGTTGGCAAAGGCGTGGTGTGCAAAGGCCCGGCTCTCACCGCGCTGGATGTCGGTGCAGTTCTCCCACACGGGGGCATCGTCCAGTGCGTTGTTGGTCAGCTCCACGGTCAAGCTCATGTCTGCCGGGAAACTGCCCTCCAGCGTCAGCGCGGCCACGGTGATGGTATCGTCCGCCGTCAGGGGCTGGGCCAGCGAGAGGACGGCGCTTGTCACATTTTTGGTAAAGGTAGCGGTCCACTCTGTCGTGGTCTTGCCGTCGTCCACTTCCAGCACCAATGTGTTCTCCCCGTTGAGGATCTGCTGGAACAGGGCTTTCTCGCTCAGGCACTGTACTGTGAGTTCGGTGCCGGAGGCCACGTTCTCGCGGACGGCCAGCGCCACGCCGTTCACCTTTTCGGTGATGGTCATGGGGTCTCCGTCGCCGTCGGTCACGGTGTAGGCCAGTGCAAACGGCTCGTTCTTCTCGCCCAGCGCCGCGCCGCTCTCGCCTGCATCGGAAGTCACTTCCGGCGGCTGGTTTTCCGTGGCGAAGCCGTCCTTGTCGATGTACAGCGTCTCCGGCAGGGTGAAACAGGGAAGGTAGCCGTAAGAACTGCCGGGAGTTCCTTCGGCAGTCGAAAGACTGGAGCCACTTGCACCGGATATGTATTGGCTGTTGGCATAGTAGTATTTCGGAAAGCCTGTCGAGTTAGTACCCGTAAGGACCCTAGATGGACTTCTCGTCCAAATACCGCTTCCGTAGCGGGTTTGAATGCTGGCGATCCTGCTGATTGCGGCTGAGGAAAGCGCAGAGCCATCGGCGAAGGCCCTTAGCGCGACTTCTGCTGTCGAAAGGGGAAAAAAGCTTGATTCGTATGTTTTACTATCAATTTCTGCGTTGCCAGTCGGATCGCCGCTCTGCGTATAAGTCATATAAACATGTTGACCGATATATTTTGTCA